GGCGTTGGCAGCTTTATGCGCAAAGACGAGGAATCCTCCAAAGCCGTGATCCGCCTGACTTCAGCGGTGGAACACATCGCTGGTGAGGTCTCACTGCTGCGCCAGGAGATCAAGGAAGACCGCCAAGAGCTGTACCCACGGCTCAATGCGATTGAGCAACGCCTTGCCGTTTTGGAGACCAAGGTTTGAGCGCCATCCAGCTCCGGCAAGCCGCAAAGCACTTCAAGGAACTGCCGCATCAGCTCGCAGCGTGGGACTGGCTGCAAGGCCACATTCCCGATGGCGTGCTGGCGGACTTTGCGGAGCTGTACCGCGCAGACCCCAAACCGAAAGAACTGCTGCCAGCGCCGTGGGTTGCGCCTGCGCTCAAGATCATCCGCGAATTTGAAGGCTGCAAGCTGGAGGCCTACAAGTGTCCGGCAGGCGTCTGGACCATCGGCTGGGGCACCACGCGTCTCATGGATGCGCCGGTGCGCGGCGGCGACAAGATCAGCCAAGCGCTTGCCGATGAGCTGCTGCAGAACGAAGTTGAAAACCTCTTTGGCCCTGGTGTGCTGCACCTGCTGCCGTTAGCCAAGGGCTGGAAACCAGAGCAGGTCGCTGCCATCGTCAGCTTTGCCTACAACCTTGGCCTTGGTGCCTTAGAGGAGAGCACGCTGTGCAAGCGGCTGCTGGCCGGAGAAGAGCCCTGCAAGGTCGTCAGGGAAGAGTTGCCCCGCTGGGTTCATGCTGGTGAGGCAGTCTTGGCGGGCCTGGAGCGCCGCCGTGCTGCAGAGGTCGCGTTGTTCTGTGGTGACAAGCGCCTGCAAACACCACCGCAGCAAAAGCCCGGTCAGCCGCTGAAGGTGCCGTATTTCAGCCAGCGCGATTCGACAGTGGCTGGTCAAGCCAACCGCATGTGCTTCAGCTCTAGTTGCGCCATGCTCGTGGCTTACCTGCGGTCTGGTGTGATTAGCGGTGCTGCCGCCGACGATCAGTACCTCAAGACGGTGCTGCGCTTCGGTGACACCACCGATGTAAATGCCCAGCTCAAGGCGCTAGCCCACTACGGCATCAAGGCCAGCTTCAAGCAGAACGGTGGCTGGGATGACCTGCAGCGTCAGATCGCTCGCAATGTGCCTGTCCCATGCGGGTTCCTGCATCACGGCACCAGCAGCAAACCGTCTGGCGGGGGGCATTGGCTCACGGTGATCGGCGTCACCGCTGGTCACGTCATCGTCAATGATCCCTTCGGTGAGATGGATGTGGTGCGCGGCACCTACATCAACAGCAAAGGCGCAGGGCTCGCCTACAGCAAAGCCAACTGGGGACCGCGCTGGCTCGTGGAAGGCGTGCACAGCGGTTGGTGCATCATCGCCGAGCCATGAAAGAACCCAACATCAGCCGCCGCATTCAGCCTGGCCTCTGGATCGTGGAGCGCCCGAAGACCGGCTTGAAGGTGTGGATGGCGATGGCCAATGGCATCACCTACATGAGCTACGACGAGAACAACACACGGCTGTGGCTAAGCCGTGAACTGGACGACCCGGAGCCACCGGCTGCGGCCTAGTTGACTACCGCTAGCCAATAGGCTAGTTTCGTGTTGCTAGGGCGGCTCGGCTCTGGCATCGTCTTTCCATCTCCGCCATGACAACCACCTTCGCGTGGGTGGCGGCAATCTTCTTCCTTCCGTTCGCACTGCTCTATGTGCTGACGGAATCACGCCAGCAGCGGGCCGTTGGCCTGCGTCGTTCTGGCTGGTCTTACAACCGGATTGCTGCTGCTCTCAACTGTTCACCCACCACTGCTCGCCGGCTTGTACTGCAAGCCCTTTGAAATCATTAAGCATTCGTGCAGAATTTCTGCCTGCCAGCGTTGACCGTGTTCTGTGCAATATCCCAACCCGCATACACGCCATTTCATACCTTCTTCCGTTTTGACATAGTTGATCGTCGGCTCTTCCAACGGAATACTTAACCCAACCATCTAGGTTCCCGGTATGGCATGGGGTGATTGGATGGTGCCCCAACCGGGGCCAGAGCACCTCCTCACCCTTGAGCGTCAGAAACGTGCGGTCGAAAGTTACGACCTGCCGCAGGCGCAAGAGATGTTGATCAAACTCTGTCAGCTCTCCTTGCATCAAGACCTGATCATTCGCGGCGCTACGCGGCGGATCGCAGAGCTTGAATGCAATCTTGCCCTTGCAGACCGCCAAGCTTAAGCCGCAGGCTGTTCATGGCACGGTTGTGCATCTGCTGCGTGGCCTGACGGCTGATCTTCAGGTCTTCGCCGATCTCGATGTAGGAAGTTGGGTGACGGCTGCTATAGAAGTAGCGCCGCTGGATGATGTGCTGATTCTCTGGGGTCAGATCAGCAATGGCCTCGTGCAGCGCTTTGACATATTCGGTCAGATCATCGGGCTGCGGCTCAACGCTGCGCGGATCAGCGACGACTTCCGAGAAGTTGCCGTAGTTGTCACCGCCTGGCATCTGCTGATCCAGGCTGCAGACACCAGCGTTGTGGTTCAGGTAGCCCAGCAGCGTTTGCTTTTGAATGCCGCAGTAGTCGGCCACCTCTTGCAGTGCTGGCATCTTGCCATGCTCATGCAGGTGCTTCTGCATAAAGTCCATGGCTTTGCGGATCTCATCGTTGGCCTGCATTGGCAGACGGATGATGCGGCTGTTGCGATTGATCGCTCGCGTAATCCCTTGGCGAATCCACCAGTAGGAATAAGTGCTGAACTTGTAGCCAAGGCCAGGGTCAAACTTCAGGATGCCTGAATCCATCCCAACAAGACCCTCTTGGATCAGGTCTTCAAGCGTCAGCGTGCCGCCATACCTCTTGTATTTGCCGGCGACATTGACCGCCAAGCGGATGTTGGAGAGAAAGAAGCGATCACGAGCGCGGCGCCCTTTGTTGATGATGCCCTGCTGCTGTTTCGTCGGCTTCTCAACGTTTTTGATCGCCATCCAGGCCTGCACTTGACGGGCCAAGACGATCTCTTCGGCGGGTGTCAGCAGCGGATAGCGGCGCGAGTGCTGAATGATCCAATCAACGGAAGTGCCAGGCGTAGCCATCGGCAGCGGTGTCGGGGAGAAATGGCTAATGTTTGGGCCTAGCCCTTTTTTGGAGGACTAGGCGGAACCGTAGAGGCAGGCTGCGGTAAAGGTGGCACCGCGTGAGGACCACCTACCTGCCACCCTTTTAATTAGACCGTGGCCAAGGTCACGGTGTGCTCTTGGTCTTGGTATTTGCCAGAGCGCTTCTCATAGGTGATGTCACAGGGATCACCTTCAAAGAACAGCAGCTGGCAGATGCCCTCGTTGGCATAGATGCGGCAGTCAGCACCAGAGGAGTTGGAAAACTCCAGGGTCAGATGGCCGCGCCAGCCCGCTTCAGCCGGGGTCATGTTGGCGATCACACCCATGCGGGCATAGGTGGATTTGCCAAGGCAGATCACCGTGACGTTGGGCGGCACGCAGAGCTTCTCCAATGCCACACCCAAGCCGTAGCTGTGGGCAGGCAAAACGAAGTAGCGGCCCCGTTCATCGCTGTGCAACTCGACGTTGCGCAGGTTGTCGGGGTTGAACGCCTTGGGGTCCATGATCGTGCCCGGCACATGCTGAAACACGCGGAAATCAGCCGGTGACAGGCGGATGTCGTAGCCGTAGGAGCTACAGCCGTAGCTGAGCACCTTGTGGCTGGCGACTTGGCGGATCAGGGTGGGTTCAAACGGCTGGATCATGCCAGCGTCAGCGCGGACGCGAATCCAGTGGTCGGCCTTAATCACTGCACAGCCTCCAGGACTTGACGAGCGGTGCGCCATGCCACGAAGGCCACCGCCAGCGAACGTGATTGGTTGTTGAGGTGTTCGTTGGGATGGCTGCTATCCCACCAAGCAGACAACTGATCTTCCAAAGCTCCAGCGGTGTTGATTGGCTTTGCAGCTTTTGCGAAGTCCACAATCACCGCAGCGGTCTTGTTGTTGATTGGTGCGGCGTGCGGGTAGCTGTCGCGCCACCACTCAGCCAGCAGGTCTTCAAGCGTCGGCGTTGTTGTCGTCATCGCTCTGGGTGAGAAGGCCGGTGTAGGTGGATTTCCGAGGGTCGCCTGCAGGCAGCTGATCGCGGCCGCTGGCGGCGTAGGCAGCTTCCAGGCGGTCTTGCCGGGCCTGCTGCTCAATGGGGTTGCAGTCGGGGTTCATCAGAAGGGCATCGCTTGGGTGGATTGGTTCTGCCACTTAGATGACGCCGGATTGATCGTGCCGTAGTCGCCATCACGCCCTTCACGCCCTTTGCCGTTGATGTAGAAGCCTTCGACCTCTACCTCTGCTTTTTTGTCGTAGTCCCACACTTTGCCGGTGCGCATCTTCTCGCTGTCATCGGCGCTGTTGATGATGTAGTTGGCAAAAGCCACAGCAGACTCACGGGGTACAAACAGGGTGAGGCTGCGGGGCTGCTTTCCACCGTTGTCGTAACGGTTTTCCCCAGTGCTCCATTTGACAGCGCGGGGAAGTGCAGCTTTGAAATCAGAGTCAGCCATCAGTCAAGGAGGGGAGGTTGAAGTAACGGCGCAGCGCGTCATGCACAGCGCCGCTGGGGGTGAGCTGGTGCTCATCCGCGTGTTCACGAATGAGCTGCATCACGTCCGGCCAGAGGTGGGCGCAGACCGCAACGCTTTTGGTGCTGCGGCCGTAACGCCGCCGAGGAGCGGGCTTGCCTTTGCTAGCGCTAGTCATTGCAGGCACACCAGAGGTGAGGCGTGTTGCGGTGGGCATAGAAATCAACGGGTGCGATGGCTAAACCGTTTACATCTAGGCCAGTGATGTCCCTAATTTGCAGCCAGATGCGCTTGACGCGCTGATAGGAGCAAAAGCGGTATTCCGGCGGCACCGCATCGGCAGATTCCTCCCATTGGAGAAAAGTGCCGTCGATGCCAGCCAAAAACGCGCCATCGCTATTCGTCAGCAGCCAGTAGAAGCTGGAGATCTGAGCGGATGCGCTGAAGCAGGACGCGCTTGGCGCAGTGGTTGCCGAAGTAGGTGAGCCGAGCGTTGTATGCAGCTTCTGCATAAACGTCCGCTCCCGCTGATTCAATAGCTCGGATGGCATCGCATACATGCGCGTGAGCAAGTCGGATGTGCTCATCAGGCGGCAACGGCATTAAGCTGCTCCATCAGGAAGTCGCGGTGTGCGGCGGTCTTGATGTAGTCGGCAGCCTTCTTGTCCGGCGGCAGGCTGAACCGCTCTTGGAAGGCCAAGACGATCTGCTTGCGGCGTTCATCCGACACCTTGAGCACCGCTTCCACCAGCTCTTGGATCTCAGCGGCACTGAGCCGATCTGGGTTGGGGGAGCTGGGCGCCTTCTTCGCTGGCGTCAGCTTGGCGGCTGGTAGCTTGCTAGCGCTAGCGCCTGCAGGCTGCGCGTCGTTGGCGTGGTCGCCGTCGTCATCTTCAATGCCTGCAGCCAGCGACAGGATTGAAAGCAGCGCATAGCGACGGCTGTATGTCGTCGCGCCACCCCAGTCATGCAATGGATTTCGCCCTTTGGTCACTGTGAGCGGCAGGTGGCTATCAATCCTTTCTCCACTGGTGTGCAGCAGAGAAGTAACCAGTAATTGCTCTCCAGCCTCTGCTCCAGGTTGGAATGTCTGGACTACTGCCAATCCATTCTTCGATAACGCTGGGAGAACAGTTGATAGCACAGTGGCAAGATCCGCATACTTGCCGTACTGAGCATTCGCTTCCTTGTGAATTGTTGAAACATCTTGGTGGAAGGCGCAAAGTGCCTTCGTGAGTTCAGCGGTCATTTGTTGCGAGCGATAGTTGTTGTCTGCGTGAGGCGGCCAATTTCATGGCTTCAGAATGCCTCTGCCTAGCTTCATCGTCCCAAACGCGACGAGAATTGGCATTGGCAACGCTTGGGGACTTTCTGCCAAGAGCCTTCTCACGAATACGTTCCCTTGTCTGCTCACTTCGCTTTGCACCTCGATGAGCTGCAGCCCGTTTTTCAGCCCATTCAGCTGACTGGGTGCGGCCTTTAAGTGATTCTGATATTTTCTGCTTGGCTTCAGGTGTTAAGGACTGACCAAGCCGTGCATCGCTAAGTTTTTGCCTTGTCTCAAGGGTGTGCGTTCGTCCTTGAAATGCCAAGCGATAACGCACGCGCTGCTCAGCGGTTCTGACGGCACCAAATGCGCCTTCGCCGCCATCGGTCAAGTTCAGCAGGATTCCTGTCCCGTTGTCCTTGCGTCCATAGCGCTGAATGTAAAAGCGCTCCCATTGAGCAGCTGTTTCCCAATCAAGGCCTTGCCGCATGATGCGGATAAAGCTGCGGTCGATGGGCACCGAAGCGTTGTGGTTCTTATGGAATGGCCTGTCGGCGGATGATGCCACTCCGATGTAGTAAGGCGATCCGGCTTTGGCAGTGCTGCTGTCTTTGCTGCGGAGATAGCAGTAGACATAAGAGCCAGCATCTGCAGCCTTCCGGAAATTTGGAGGCTTCAGGTCAGTCATGGATGCGGTGGTATCGGGTGCCGCGACGCTGCAGCACCCTTGCATCCTAGGCTAGCCTTCGCTAGTGGTCAAGTGGACTTCTCCGTCGCCGCTAGTGCATCGGCTACCGGGTCGGAGCCGTTGGCGGTGATCGCCTCCCACTCGCTCGGCGTCCACTCGTGCCAGCCGCTTAAGACGTTGCGCAGGATGTCGCGCTGCGCGGCACTCAAGGCTTGGCAGTGCTGCTCCAGCTGCTTCCACGCCGTTGCCGGCGTCAACTTGTGAGCGGCGGTGATTGCCGCAAACCGCTCACGGTGCTGCTCGCTGAGCGCTTTGGCCTCAGCCTCGCTTAATGGCTCCGGTTGCTGCAGCCAATCCGGTGCCTCCAACTCGCCGATGAAGTGCGCGAAGAACTCAGTCGCCCGCCACGGCTGGCCGTTGGCAGCGCGGATTGGCTCGGAATCTTTGAGGCGATCCTTCAGGCGCCGATCCGTCACGCCGCTGTAGTCGCCTTCTGCTACACGAGCGTTAGCGAGTGCCAGCTGGATGAAAGTCAACGGTTGCGGCTGCTCGGTCTTGGCGTTCTGCAGTTTGTTGAAGCTGCTGTCGCGCACGGCCGGGAAGCCGGCCTGCTCACCCCACTCATGCAGCGTGCTGTGGATCCATCCGTTGCGGTTGCACCAGGCGGTCAAGGTGCGGCCAAAGCGCTGACGCGTGGCTAGGGGCGGGTGTTGGTAGCGGTCGTGATCCACTGATGAAGGTTCGCTAGCGGCTAGCCTAACCCTAAGGAGGAGATAGCCCCGCAGCCGTCCAAGCGCAGCACCACGGCCTCAACCGCTCGCTCGCGTACCAGCACCTTCTCCACAAAGCGCACAAACATCTCGCGTGTGGCCTCCTCGTCGTTTGCCATCAGGCTCCACGCCGTCTCGTTGCCCAGCTGCTTGCGCATCTCAACCGCCGTTGCCTCAACATCCAGCCGGTGCCCGTGCATCTGCATCAACGCGCTGAGCTTCATGCGCTTGTGCAAGATCGCCTCCTGCAGGTCTGGATCCTGCCGACCTTCCAGCTCCCTGATCTCCTCATCAAGCTTGATCGCGTCATCCAGCTGGCCGTTCTTCATGCCATTGCTTGCCGTCAAGTAGGCGATCAACTGCTCGCGGCTGGCCTTCAGCTTTGACCAGATCGCATCCTTCACCGTCTGCACTTTGATCCGGTTGCGCTTTTCGCTGGCGCACGGCCAATAGGTGCAGCGCAGATAGATCGGCCCCAGCCGCACATGGTGCTGGTAACTCATAAACCGTCCGCAGTGGCTGCACACCACCAACTTGGTCAGCTCACGCACGTAGCCCTTCAGCAAGCCGCTGCGCTTGCGATCAACGTGTTCAAGGATCCGCGCCTGAACCTTGGCGTGCTCCACCGCACTGATCAGC